TTCTTTGTAGACGCTACTCAAACCATTGTTGCAGATGATGCTGTAAAGCAATTCCAAAAAGGTATTGCTGCATCTGCTGCGCGTGCGCGTGCGTTTGAGGCAGATCCATTGCAGGCTATAGTTTCAGGAGAAGTACGACCAGAAGAATTTGTTAACAGATATGTTCTCACTGGTGGTGTTGACGATCTGAAGGCAATGAAGGATCTACTTACAAACAGAAAAGATATTTCTCCAGCGCTTCAAACAAAAGGTCTTGAGGCATGGGAAAGTATGCGTGGGCAAACAATCCAACACTTGATTGATAAATCTTTCCCAAGTGGAGAAGGTTTTTCGCAGGCTGGATATAAAAGCGCGCTTGATAAACTTGGGCCGAGATTATCTGTTTTATTTACACCAGAAGAACGTGGTCAACTCTTTACACTTCAAAGAGCGTCACAGGGATTTCTAAAAGAACCAGCGACTGGTGGTATTCCATTAGTAAATAGATCTGGTTCTGCTGCCGCAATTTATAATCTTCTTAGCCGCGCTCCTGGTATTAACTATGTCAGAAAAGCGATACAGGATGCTGGTAACGAAGTGGCTGTTTACAATGCAATGCAGGGCGGAGCTGGGTTAGGCGTACAGCAAACAGCATCAGAAGCGCTTGCGCGTGAAGCATTGGCAAACAGACTTGCAAACCCGCAAGTTTTACCGCTCAGACAACTTGGTGCTGCGTTGCCGTTAGAGGAACGTCGTAATCCTACTATATATCCAGGCTTGCTGAATATCGTTGCCCCGCCTAAGTGAAACTAATTGGTAAAACATAAGTACGACATACTCGACATCGCGCGTTTCTATTCGAAGGTAGATGTCGGTAAAAGAGATGACTGTTGGTTGATTAACGGGACAGTGCCTACCATTGACGGATATGGCACTTTCTCGATCAACGGAAAATCGATTCGCGCTCATCGTTTTTCTTACGAGGTATTCCACGGACCAATACCTTCATCTCTCGTCGTGCGGCATCGATGCGATACACCGCTCTGCGTTAATCCGTATCACCTACAGACTGGCACGACAGCCGATAACGTCATGGATCGGGTGCTGCGAGGAAGATCTGCCAAGGGTGAAACGAATGGGCAGTCCAAAATCACAGCAGACATCGCCAAGAAGATTTTCCTAGACCAAAGACCGTATAGCCAGATCTCAGTAACCTATGGGTTACACAAATCGAGCATCAGCCAGATCAAGCTCGGCAAGACGTGGTCTCATGTGACGGGCAAGAAGTTTCTCCCAAAGTGAAAAACTGATACTATTTCAATGCGTTGAGCAAAGCTCCGCACTGCCCGACCTCCCCTGGGCAGACGGCCCCGTGTCCCCCATCAGGCACGGGGCCAACTTTTTTCTAGTTATCCACAGGTTTTTGAAATAGCTATTGCGTATAAAAAAATATACGATATGGTCACAGATGTCGGCGATGGGGCCGACCAGCACGGAGACACGGAATGACTGATCCTAATCCACGAGTTGTCCAACTACTCATAAATCTGCTTGCGATAACTCTTTTCTCGTTTATCGTATTTGGTCTTGCATACATCGTCGATGGGTACGCGCAATGACTTCGGTAGACTGGAGATCGCATTACAAAGATGTGCGGCTACGGCTGCGTGCTGTACCGCAGCGCAACATTGTTACGATTAAGGTAGAGGAGCCACCTGCGCCAGAACCAGAACCTGTACCAGAAGTGGTACATGTCGAGCCAGAACCCGCACCGCTTCCACCAATCGTCGCACGGCAATTCACGGAAGCTCATCAGGTTTTGCGAGCCGCGAAAATCTCTGTGGTTCCACGGTGGAAAGAAATTCTGAGAGAAGTATGCGCAAAGCACAAGATTCACCCAGAAGCCGTTACTGGCAACTCGCGACAAGCGCCCTTGGTAAGATGTCGCCGCGAAGTGTACTGGCGACTGAGGACAGAGCTGGGGATGAGCTTGTCGCAGATCGGGCTGAAACTGAACAAGGATCACACCAGCGTTCTTTACGGTGTGAACGAATACGCGAAAGCATTGGGGAAGCAATGATGGACCATAGAGACGTACTTAAAGAAGCGCAGTCGCTTTTATCGCAACGCGGCAACGCATACGGAACAGTGCAAGAAAACCATGACAGGGCTGCAACGATTCTCAGCATTATGACTGGGCGCAACTGCACACCGTATGACGTTGCACTCACTCTGCTTGCAGTGAAACTGTCGCGTCTTGCGCACAGACCAGATCACCACGACTCATGGGTTGACGGAATCAACTACATGGCATTCTGCGCAGAGTTCACCGGCAAGGATGCACCACAAGCGGTGCTCGATCTTGCGGTGAAGAAGGTGCAGGCAAACTTAAACGAAGCACTCAGGGGAGAGAGCAATGGTTGAAGTTAGAGCAGACGGGCCAAACGAATATGTCATCCTGAGAGACCATGCGGTCGCGGGATGGGTGCAAATGGCACGCGATAAGAAATACCGCGCACTGACAGTTGATGGGCATCTCACGCATCACTGGACACTCACATCAGCATTAGCAGCCGTCGCAGATGACGCAGAGGACATCGAACTCCATGCCACAGCAACTCAGTAATATCCCCGCATCAGAGTATCACTCGTGGGATGCGCTATCAGCGTCAGGTGCAAAGCAATTACTCAGATCGCCAGCACACTATCTCGCAGCAAAAGAGCAACACCGCGAACCAACACCGGCAATGAAATTCGGAACACTGGTTCATGCAATGGTGTTGGAGCCAGAGACAATCGACACCGATTTCGCAGCAATGCCAAAGATTGACCGGCGCTCGTCAGCTGGTAAGCAGCAAGCTGAACTCTTTGCAGCGACGAACGCGGGTAAAACCGTTGTCGATTTCGATGACTTTCAGCGAGCACAGCGTGTCGCAGAAGCAGTGCGAACACATCATCTCTATAAGGAACTCTTAGAAGGCGCGAGCGTCGAGCAATCGTTCACTTGGGAGCAACACGGTGTGCCGTGCAAGGCTCGCATGGACGCGATACAGGGATCGCTTATCGTTGACCTGAAGACCACGCAGGATGCTTCACCTGATGGCTTCGCTAAAAAGATGGATGGATTAAAGTATTACGTTCAGGCTGCGCATTATCTCGATGGGTATATGCACACCACTGACTTCGAAGCCAAAGACTTCATCTTCATCGCAGTCGAGACAGAAGCGCCATACGCTATTGGCGTATACAATCTCGATATGGTCGCGCTTGAAGCTGGTCGGCATAAGATGGCTCTAGCTGCGGAAGCGTACAAGGCAACCAAATCAGCAACTGCGTGGAAGGGTTACTCGCCGCTGATACAGACACTCAGTGTTCCGAGATGGGTGAACCATGAATGAGATCATCGATGAGCTTGAGAAAGCCCGTATCGAGTCTGGCATGAGCACGCGTGAGCTATCAGCGAAAGCAGGGCTAACACCATCGCACTGGTGGCAGATCTCGAAGCGCAGCAGATCAGCGAATTTCGATACGCTGGCACGCATAGCTGATGTGCTTGGGTATGCCATCGTCGCAATACCAGTACCGGTGACAGAATGACTGACTTAGATGACTTCATTGTAAGGCCAGCAACCGATAGGGATCTTTCCTATATCGATTATCTACAAAAGAAAAATGCAGAGGAGTTATCATTTTACCCTAAAGTAGTATTTGAACGCGAAATTAAAAATCAACGTGTAGTTTTGGCAGAGTTCAACAATGAACCATGCGGTTACTTATATCACGGTGCTTTTGGAGAGATCTGCCGCGTTCACCAAGCGTGCATACAGTATGACTTACGCGGTCAGCTATACGGAGCAAAACTAGTACGTCATTTAATTTCTCTATGTAAGGCGGCAAATTCAAGTTCAATTTCGTTGCGCTGCGGCAGCGATATTGCAGCAAATGGTTTTTGGAAAGCGATGGGGTTTGTGTGTGAGTCAATTAGCCAAGGCGGTGTCCGTAGAATGAGAGACATCAACCATTGGAAATTGTCACTTCAGCCACAACTGTTCATCATTGGGGTTGAGCCATCAACGAAACAAAAGGATGCGTCAATCTGGAGAAAGCGCGGGTCATTAAAGATTTCATCGTTTAAGCGTGGCGATGCTTTGCAAGAATATCGAGAACTTGTAATTGCAGAGGCAAACAAAAAGAAAGATGAAGAATGAAGATCTGCGGCATCGATCCAGGAGCAAGTGGCGCAATAGCGATACTCGATATGGAGAAAGGATACCTGTCAGTCATCGATATGCCGACGCACCAGATCGAGCGCAACGGTAAGACGAAGAACGAGATCTCTGCGCAACTTGTTGCACGGTATCTCGACGACCAAAAACCGGATCACGTTTGGATCGAGAAGGTTGGTGCAATGCCGGGGCAAGGGGTAAGCAGCATGTTTCAATTCGGTCGATCTGTCGGGACAATCGAAGGCATCATCGCTGCATTACGTCTACCCATCTCTTATGTCACGCCGCAGAAATGGC